TTTAGACATCTGACTTAAATCAAAGCTGGAGAGCGTGCCGGAGATTGAGCCTGCAACAGCCGAATACCACGCAGTCAATGTTCCTTTTTCAATAAACCATAAGAACTCTTTTGAAACCCCACCGGCTATGATTTTTGTTGCTGTTAATCCTGTTCCGGTAAAGCCCCAGTCACCTATGTGAGAAACACCGTCACCGTCTACATAAAAGGCTTTCGGTGTATCTTCACCGTTCATAAAATAAAGATAATTCTTGTATTGTATGGTTTGGCATTGGTCGTTTGAAAGTGTAACACCCATATCGGTTACATTAGCCGGAGCGGTTATATCAAAGATTTTGTTATTATAGCAAGCAAAGAACTTATTGTGTCCTGGGGTGTGATAGGCTGTTAAAGTCTTAACCGGAAAAGGTGTTTGTTGCTTAACATAAACACTGTAACCGGGGCGGAGTTCAACATAAGAATCCATCGGAATATAATTATCCATTCTAACGGCGAATAAGGGATTCATAGCCGAAACACTATCTCGGCGGTTTAATCCCATTATCGGGGCAGGAATGGTTATGTCCCTAGACTTAACAGCACGGTTGACCTGATACATTGACATCCACAATTACTCCATCGCTATCATCAAATATGCCGTAGTGACTATCTAAGCGAATATCACCGGCGGCTTTACTTTCGGCAAAACTCTTGCTTAATTCCCTTTGATACTCGTTATATTCTTCCGTATAGTCTAAGCCGGTTCTTTTATTCCACCGCCACACAATGCCTAACTTTACCAAATACTCATCAAATACCGGAATATCCGAGTTTGCCGTTAAAGCAGGTTTCGGCTCTTCCGTAATGGCATCATAGCACACCGCATTTGATTTATAGGTAAAGTGCAGTTTTAAGCAACCGGGGTCTTTTAAGAACTTGATTTTGTTGTTTTGGATCTTGAACAAAATATCTATTTCAGGGGTGTGAAATTGTTTTTCACGCGCCCACCGTTCTTCAGAGATAGCACCGATAACAAACCGCATATTGTCCCTAATATACATTGTGCCGTTTACAAGTGCGTGAAAATCGGGCGCAATGTTACTTATCAAATACTCTTTTTGTCCCTCGGTGGTAAATAATACCCCCTCACGGGTGATTGCCTGCCATTCACAATGCCTCATCAAACTTGATAAGGTCGAATGTATCACACTAGCAAAGAGTTGGTCGTTTTGTGCGCTAGAGTTAAACAAATCGGTCGGACGTTGCACCGCACACATATCCGCCGCTTGTTGTGCTATCTGTAAGATACTTGCCATTATTCCCCCTTTTTAGGATTTTAATGCCTTAATTTCATCCTTTAGTTTTTCGTTTTCGGCTTTGAGTTTCTTTATTTGCGCTTCAAACTTGGCGATTGCTTGGTTATCTTTTGCCATCTGCAAAAACTTAATCGCCAGTTCTTTTGCATCTGTCAAATTCATATCTTGAGCTTGCTCATCCGTTATGGCGGCTAAATCTTCCACCGTAAATATACCCCGATTATCGCAAGCATCCAATTCCGGCACCGTCAAAAAGGCAAACTGATTTAAAGGCGTTCCGTCTTTTGTCTTTTCTTCTTTATTCTTAAAAAAGGCATACTCACGCGGAAACCTCATCATATCCGTTTCATTTACCGGACGGTCAACAACATCCGTGTTACCTTTGATTTTGATTTCTATGTATAACTTCTCTACAAATTCAGGCAGTCCGTTTTCTTTTACATTGCCTGTTTTTACCCATTTTTTATGAAACTTTGCGAAAACGTTATTGTCGCTTCGTTGGTTTTGTAGCATATTGCTAAAAACCTCAAATCCTAATTCTTCCATTGTCTTTCCTCTCTAGAAAAAAGGGGCGAGTTTCCCCGCCCCGATAAAACTAAGCGTCAATTAAGACACCTTGCAACTGTGCGTTGTTCATAGTCAAGTTACCAGCCCAACCGATAATTGCATAAATAGCATCCTGATTGATTGCCACACGATTTCTGTCACCGATGAGCTTGAAGTCACGGTCTTTGTGAGGACGGAGTTTCAAGTACCTAGTGTTCAAGAAATACATATGCTTATTCGGGCAATATCCACCGATACCACCGTCATAAATCACGTCAGCACCTTTGAACTTAATTGTTTGGAAACCTGCATCGGCAAGTTTGCTATCCGTAAATCTCTGATCTTTAACAAGAGATTGCTCATATAAGGTGTAGAGTGTATCATCAGCAACAATCAAATCCGGCTTATCTGTACCACGTGAGCAACCTAAATATACTTCATTCATTGCATCATAAATGGTTGATGAGGTCAAAGCAGCAGATGCTGTTTTTGACTTATTGCGCCAAAATTCATTGCCTGTAGTTGCACGGTTAATACCGCCAACAGTACCGGTTGTCGGGTCGTCAGCTACTAAAAGCTGTAAACCGCCGATTTCTTTACCGGAAGAGCCTGTACCGTCAGAATACAAAGCGGCACTCATTGCATTGCGTAAAGTGATTTCGGCATTGTCGATTTTTGCTTCCATCAAGTCAATTACGCGTTCTTTACCGCTGTTTTGCAATAATTCTTCACCGGAAATACCAACTGGAGCGGCAAGCAATTTCCAAGCATATTCAGCTGCAGTAAATACTTGCGGATTTGAAAAGTTTATCGCATCATAACCGCTGTACCATACTTTGTCAGATTCATTGTAAGCGATTTCTTCAACGATTTTTGTACCGCCGGATACCGGACGGCGATTGCCACGCTCATTTAATCTATACAAAAGAGCGTTGTTTTTTGTTACGTTGTCAGCTAACTCACCCATACGGTTTTCAAGTGTGGTGGCTAGCACGTTGTTAAAATTTACGTTTCCTGCCATTATTCTTCTCCATAAATAGCCATATTGTGTTCAAGTTCTTCACGCAGACTACGCTTTTTAGGAGTTGCTTCGGCTTTAGCGGTCGGCTCAAAAGCGGCGGTTTTTGCCTTTTGGGCGGTTGCCGTTGCTTTGGCTAATCCACTCTTTGCTTTTTCTTCAATCAACTTGTTGCGGACACTTTCTACCCGCCAAATTGCTTGCTCATAAGCATCTTCAAAGTTTTTCGCTAAACCCATATTCAAAAGGTTAATCATCTCACCTTTAACATCATCAAAGTAAGCGTGTTTGAGGTTGCCGTTTTCATCTTTTGCGTTAATGAATACGTCATATTCCCCCTTAACACGATTATTCTCTTGTTGTCTTAGGTAATCTTGTTGTTGTGTAACCCTTTGTTGCAAATCCAAAAGCTGTCTTTGTAAAGCGTTATCGTTATTTGCACCAACACCATAAGCAGATTGAAGCCTTGCAATGGTTGAAGCAGGGTCTTTCTCTAAGTCATCGGCAATATTAACAAGTGCATCGTAGTATTCCTGCGCACTGTTAAAGCCTTGTCTTGTCAAATTGTCCTTGCGGTCATTGTATGCTTTATCTACCCACGCGTATTGATTGCGGGCGCGGCTTAATCCTTGTTCAAATTGCTTTTCACGTTCAGCAAGATATTTCTTGTTTTCGTAAGGAAGCGTATTAAACCAGTCTTTAGCCTCTTTTGTGTAGCTATTCGGTGCGTTAATAACTTCAACCGGCTCTGCAGGTGCCGTTTCGTTACTTTCACTTGTCGCCACATCTTGCGGTTCGGAACTTTGCTCATTTGCGGAAGTCCAAGCCTCTTCAAGTTGCTGTCTTAATTCAGTCATTTAACCATAATTCCTTTTTTAAGTTGTAAATGAAGTCAGCGCGAATATCATCACGCCGAGCTTTTTCCATAAAAAAACGGCGATTTTTTAAGTAATCACCGCTATAATCACTTGCCAAAGCGACATCATTTTGTTTTATGTAGCGTTCTATGTCTTGCACGTTTTCCGCTATCGTGCCGTCCGGCAACTGAAATTCTTTAAACATTAAAAGCCCCCGACATATCCTGTTGTGATGTTTGCATTTGTCTGCCCTTGCCTTGCTAATTCCTCTTGCTTTAAGGCATACTGCATTTCGGCTTCTTTGTTAGCCATCATCACCTTATTATCTTCGGCTTGTTTCTTTAATTGTACCTCTTGCTCTTTGATAGCGTTTGCCTGTTGCTTAACCTGAAATTCGTTTTGGTTCTTCACTTGGTCGGCTTGCGCTTTCATCATATCGGCTTGAGCGCGGATTAAGTCAGGATTCGGCTGTTCTTCTTCATCCGGTTGGCTTAATTCCTGTTCAATCCGTGTAAATGTTTCATCAAGAGCGGTTGTAAATTGTCTTGTATTCGGTAAGGTTACCACCACCGCATCAATCATTTGCTTATAAAGTGGAAGTAAAGCCGGTTGCACCGATACCGTTTGGAATGCCGCTGTTATCATTTCGTGGATTGTCTTAACCGCATTTAGCGTCTTGTCGGCTGTTTCATCCTGCATAAATGACGTGTCGGTTTCAATACCTAACACCAGTGAGCGGAGTTTATCACTCTTTAAGAGTTCAACCGCTTGCATAACGATTTGCGGATTTGCATTCGGCTCGGCATATTGTGCCAATAACTCCGGTGTAAACATTTCGCAGATAATTTCCGCTTTTATCTTTAATACGTCAGTTAAATAACGTTGAAAATCATTTTGACGGTCTTGGTTTCTTAAAGTGCCGAAGTTTGTTTTTTTCGTGACTGCCGTTGCTGTTTCGTCAGGGTTAGAGTTACCCCGCATTATATCAGATACACCGGTGATTTCATAAATAGCATCCATTAACTGAACACGGCGTTCGGCAAGTGCGCGTAAGGCCTCAATATATTGTGCTATCGGCATAAAGCCAACAAAACCCTCAATACCGCCTTTTTCACGAACTTTATCAAAGTCAGATACTTGAACAAGGGTTACGTCTTTGTTTAAGATATTTGCCAGTTCAGGAAATGCACCATCATAAGCACCGGAAACCTTTAAGGCTTGCATTGTCATCTTCATACGGGTATTGATACCGTCAAGCTCATCAAGTTGGCATTTAATTTCCGAATAATCCGGCACCGGAATAAGTCCGTCATTGGTAAGCGTAGCAAATACCGGTTTCGGGAACGGATAAAATCCCTCAATATTCAAAACATCATCATCAACGCGTAAAAATCTATCCTTAACTTCTTTGGCAAGGTAAATAATACGCTTACCCTCTTTATCCCATATCCTATAAATCTTAACCGTTGTGGCTAAGTCCTCATCTTTGCTTATACCACGCTCTAGGATTTGTGCGGTGATTTCTTCCCCAAACTGCTCTATTGCCTCACGTTTGGTCATTTCAATTATTTGAGCAACCCACTCGCAATCTTCCCAAACGGAAACGTGATTAACGTCAAACAATACCTTTTGCGGATCAATGTAAGTCGTAACAATTTTAGCATCAGACATTACCTCGGCAGATATTTCTTCAATAACCGCCTCACCTGTTACCGGATCTATATCAGAGATTTGTTGCGATACCTGTTCAATAACCGGCTCGAACTTTTCATACGTTAAGCCTAAACCGGAAAGCAAGAAGTCATTGCGGGCGTATTTAATAACCCCGTCAAAGTCCTGGCTATCCAAGTTATGAATAAGAGCCTTTTCAAGTATTTTACAAGCCGCATCTTCAACCGGATTAGCTGTTTTTGACCGTCTTTCCACATAAGGCACCGGAGCCTTAAAGTAAATAAACGGCTTTAAGGTTTCAATAGAACTCCAAAAGATGTTTTGCTTGTTCTTTTTCTTGTCGTTCTTGTAATACTCGCGGATTTCCTTAACAAGTTCGTGGTAAATCTTCCACTTCTTATCAGCCGATGAAATTCGGTCAATCCATTTTTTAACTTCATCAGTTTCATTCATCCGTTATCACTCCCAAAATCCATTTTTCACGAATAGCAACCAAGCCATCTATTGTTTCGACTTCCCACGGCTCAAATATAACGTGGTCACCAACCTTAACGCTTGTCACTTCTTCACCGACACTCTGCACAATGCCGGTTTTGTATTTTTCTTTTTCCTCAATTATGATTGTTTGCTTTTTTACGTCAGGGGTTATAAAAACCCTATCCATTATCGCTTGTTTCATTTTGTCCAAATCCTCTCTGAAATTCGGTATTTCCATATACGATGATTTTTAACTAAATAATTGAAATTAAATAATTCGCATTTTTGACAAAAGTCTTACCAAGTCATTGTTTGCGGCTCTTTGAATAAGCTCTCTATGGTGTTATTCTGTATGCCTATCGGCTTGACTTTTCCTACGTCATAAACAGGCTCGGCAAAGGTTAAAACAAAAGCGTCCGCCTTATCCGGTGAACGCCCTATTCTTTCCTTTACCTTGTCTTTGCTTTCAAGCTGTAGCCTGCCTGAACTGTCATAAAACTTATTAACCGAACAGAGGTCATCTAATAACTCATCATCATTAACCAGTTGCACCGGCTGTTCGGATTTCAGCCACTCATTCGCATTCGCCCACATTTCCGCTCGTTTGTTGTAATAGCGGTCGGTGTTGATTGCTTTTCCGCCGAAGTTTATCCCCCGAACGGTTTTGGCAAATCCTCTGTCTTTTAAGATATCATACACCCCCGCGCCTGTGTTACCCATATCCAAAAAGATACGAGCTGGCGCATCTTCTTTAATTTTCGCGGTCAAGATGTTAGCCAGCTCTACTGTATCTATGTGTGAATATTCCATAAACTTGTAACAATATCGCCCTCGCCTGAAGCAAAGAACGGTTTTATCGTCACCATATCTTGCAATATCCACACCGATAATGAGTGGAGATGTAGAACTCATTATTTTGTTTTCTTGCGCTTTCCGTACGTCTTTGGCGGCAATTAGTTTTGTATCGCCTTGGTTTTGCGGTGCGCCTAACCATATATGCTCAAAATCGTCAAGATTTTCCTGTTTGCATTTCTCGGCAAGATATTTCATTTCTTCCGGACAATGCGGATTGTCATAATAGTTTACCTTAACAACCAGTGTTCTATCGTCAGGGTGCGCCGCAATGGCTTTCCATATCGGGTCGTTTTCTTGGTCGCGGTTCATAGATACCCATATTTCAGAGTTCGGCTTTCTTATGGTCGGGTTTAGTATTTCCCAACTCTGTTTGGATATTGTCTGCCCCTCTTCTACCCAACAATAATCAACACCCTCAAGCGACTTTATGTTTTGTGCGTTTTGGTCTTTTAAGCCCTTAAAAATAAAGGTCGAGCCGGTGATTATGTTTTCTATTCTATCCTCATAAAACCTAAAATCATCAAACCCGTAGTGTTCAACTCTATCTTTTAAGAGTTTGTAAACCGAATCCTTAATCGAGTTTTGAACTTCACGCACACACGCAACTAGTATTTTATCTTGTCTTGCTTTTATTATCAGACAATCGGCAAAGGCATAAGATTTACCACCGGCACGCCCACCGTAATATAACTTGTTGCGAAAGTGTTGTTTTAGTAAAGGCTCAAACTTAGTCGGAATTATTACTTTGACTTTGTCCATCGCTGAACTCCACCAACGCTTGTTTTAAGATAACCCTGTTTTCTTGCTCTGTTTTATCTACCCAACCAAAGTTATTTTTCATATTAAAGATTATTCCGGTTGCGTTACCCTTTCCGGATACAAGCATTTCTTCATTTTGTTGCTCTACAATTTGTCTTGCTCTTTTAATCGTGGGAAAATAATCTTCTTTATCTGAATAGTTTACAAGCGTTCTTCTATCTATTCCCAGTGCAAGAGCAAGTCCGCTCATTGTTTTTGGTTTCTCTTTAACCTCACATTCAGCAAAGTATTGATTTACTGCGTTTTCTAATTCTTCCGGTGTTTTAAAACTTAACGGTCTGCCTCTTTGATTTTTATATTCTTTTTCTAATTCTTCATTTATCGTCATATCATCTTTCCTTTCGGTGAAGTGATAAAAAGCGGCACATTTCTGCACCGCCCATCCCAGAGAGGATTCTCTCAACAAAAAAACCGCCTGAAAACAAGCGGTTGTATAAATTCTAACTTTAACTTTTCAAAGGAGAAAAGATAACAACTTTTTTCAAAGTCAAATTATCCATTCTAGCTAGATGATACCATACCATCTGACAATGTCAAGTCTTTTGGTCGGGTGTGGATAATTTTTCTTCTGCGTTGTAATAATCAAGAATAAATTTTGTTTTTTCATCTATCAAGCCGTGTCCAACACTTTTTTCAAGGAAATAATCAAAATCTGTTGGTTTATACGGTTCTATTTTAAACCACCCAACAAAAGCATCCTCTTCCTTAGGATTGTCCTTTATCTTTTCTTTGTTTTTCTTCATTTTTCACCCTCACTAAAACAAACCTTTTTCATTTAACCCCGTCCCATATCATAAA